AACGCCGGCCGCCCGGGGAAAGGCGACCGGCAAGGTTACTGTGGGATAGCCTAGTCTAGGACCGGCGCCTCCATCCGAAGGCGGCGGTACCGAGCAGCCCGAACCCCAGGAGGGTCAGGGATGCCGGCTCCGGTGTCTCGACAGCAATCGGTGTGACACCGAACACTTCGAGGTGCTTGATCTCATCGAAGCCGGTTGCTGCGAGGATGTTCACTTCATCGAACGCCGGACCGACGCCGGACCGGATCGCATACTGCTTGTCGGTGTCGGCGGCTTCGGTTTCGCTGCCGAGGCCATCACTGACATGCGCGCCGCTGAAACCTTCGACGGTGAATGTGTCAGTGGGGCTTTGCGTCGGCGTCAACTGGGTGTCGAACACCAGCTCGGTGAACGTGAAGCCAGGGATCTTGAAGTCGATCCCATTGAAGGTGGTCTTCCCCTGCGCGGGCTTGATCGTCGCGAACCCGTTGGCGAGGTCGAGGAACATCTGCAACATCCCACCATCCGATGTGACGGTGATCGCTGGCAGACCGTTCTGCGAACCAACGTTGCCGGTGCCGGACAAGACGTTCTTCGCCGCGTCGAGGAAGATCATCTGCTCGCCGCCAAGCTCACATCCTTGGCCCGAGGACGGGCCGCAGAACGTGTCGGTGGCTGGGCCGGCGTAGGAAGGCGTGGGCACGCCGAAGTAGAGCGCGCCCACCACGATGGCAGTCGTCGAGAGAAGATAACGCACGTCAGATACTCCGCTTGCGGCTGGACACCATGCCCAGACCGAGCAGGCCGACGCCGAGGATGGCGAGGCCCGCAGGCTCAGGCGCCGTGACCCCCTGGATCTCGATCGTGGCGTCGATCGACTGCGGCAGTGCGCTGGCACCGAACGTCAGCACGAAGTGTGCGCTGTCGTTGGTGAACGCACCGAGGTTCACTGGCCCAATGGCATCGCTGCCGGCGCCGTTGAACGTATGCGTCTGGGTGCCGAGTGGGGTGATCGCCGACAACACGAACGGCCCCGTGCCGGCGCCGATCAGGTTGTTGACAGTCAGCAACGCCTGGACCGGACCGCCCGTGAAATTAAAGCCGGTCGACACGATGTCGACGGTCAAGGTGGTCGCCGACGCCAGTGCCGCCGTGGTGACGGTCAAGGTGGTCGCCGACAGGTCAGGCGCGTTCAGCAGCGGCGGGGCCGATGCCGTCAGGGCGACGGCCGAGAAGCCACCGCCTGAGCAGTTGGAGGTGAGTAGGCCAGTGCCGGTGCTGGTGTTGCAGGTCGTGGTGAGGCCAGCGAGGCTGGACGAGGCGGTCGAGGACAGCAGGGGCGCCGCCTCTGCGCCGAACGAGACAGCGGCGAAAGCAGTCGCTGCCAGGAGAAGGTTTCGCATGATTGCTCCTTGGTGATGCGCCGGAATGACGCATGCTGTCCTAGCTGATCTGTTCCGGGAGCCAGTAACGAATAGTTCCGACACTTACGGTAACGAGATACCTTAACTTGTAAAGCATTATGCCTCATTCTTGAGACGCAGAGCTGCGATCGCCTCCTCGATGGTGCGGAACGACTGGTCGGCGGCGATATACCACCCACGCTTGGGGCCGAAGACGCCCGGTGGCAGCTTGGGGTGCCTTGGCCGAGGTGGTTTGCCGTGAGCCTCCAGGTGATGACTGGCGCACAACCACCGAACATCGAGTGGTCTATCGTAGTCGTCATGGTGTGCGTGGATGCGTTTGGTCGCCCCGCAGACCTCGCAGGGTTTACGGATAAGCTTGCCGTACCTGACGGCTCTGCCGACAAGCTGACTGATCCGACGCTGCTCAGCTTTTGTCGCTTTTGTCTTCACGCTGCCTTGCTCGGTTTCAGCAATGCCTCCACTGTCTCCCGCAGATCCTTGATCCAGTGGTCGCGTTGGCGGATGCCGTTGCGCAGCTCGGCATTCTCCTTGCGCATTGCCTGGATCTCGCCGCGTAGGGCTATGTTGTGGCGCTCCAGCGTGGCGTTCTCTTGCTCAAGCTCGGTGGGGTTCATGAGGTTGGGCTCCATAGGTCGCCTGGGGGTGGGGTCAGCAGGACCGTCGGGCTGGTGTATTCGGCGACGAACACCCCGAGTGCCTGCTGGTTGGTGATCACCGATGGGTGGGTCGTGAAGTAGCTCATGAAATCCGCCAGCACCTGCGCGTGGTAGTCATCGAGGCTCAAGGCAGGTGGAGGGGGATTACCGCCCCCATCCACAGTCCCGCCACTCCCGCCGCCAGAACCACCAGTGCTGCCGCCACCGCCATCAGTGCCACCGCCTCCCGAAGCGGGATTGATGAATGCCAGTGACGAAGTATCGAGCGACGGACGCGCAGCAAGGTTGACGTTGCCGCTTCCCGATGCGTTGCCAAGATTGGTGAGATCCCACAGTTGGTTGTTGGTGAGCGTGGCTGGGCCGCCCAGCACGCCAAAGCCGCCAGCGCGATCGTTGACGATGGTGTTGTTGCTGATCGTCTCGGCGCCGCCGTTTGAATTCCCCTCCTCGCCCCAGGCGAAGATGGCGTTGTTCTCGCTGTTCGGCCCCTGCTCGATCACGTTGTTCGAAATATTCACGTTGCCGCCGTTCGGCGTGTCGATCGAATAGCTGGCGTCGGTCTTGTTGTCGAAGACGCGGCTGTTGGTCACGCTCGTGTTGGCGGCGCGGGATTTGATTTCGTGGCCGACAATTGCGTCGTGGAAATAACTATCATCGATGGTGACGTTGGCGATAGCGCCGGCATAAAAGTTATGAGTGAACCCCGAGCCGTCGCCGTTGAAAGCGAACTCGGAGTGATGGACTGAAATAGTACCATTCGGATCGTCGCCATTGCCCAGCAAGCCTTCTTGGTTGTCGTGGAAGTAGTCGTTGGTCAGCGACAGGTTGCCGCCTTCATAGCGGATCGCCGCGCCATTGTTGTCGGCGACGAACGCGCCAGAGATGTCGAACCCGTTGATCGCGATGTTGGGGCTGCCGGCGGGTGTGCCCGCGATGATGATCGCCTTGCCGGCGAGCGCTGGCTGGTCGGCCGTCATCACCACTTCGCCGCCGACTGCCTGAAGGGTCAGGGTGTGGTCGATGTAGATGAAGTCGTCGTTGTAGACGATGCCGGGGCCGCCCTGGACGTTGATGGTGTCGCCTGAGTCAGAGGCAGCGACCGCGGCTGCGATCGTGCTGTACGTCTGTCCTGGTCCTACGGTGAGCACCGCCATGGTGGATCTCCTGCTGGGGTTCGGCGACAGGAGACCTTGCTCAGGCCACAGCCACAAGGTCGAAGTGCGTGCACTCTTCGGCGGTCAGCTCGCGCTCGGTGCAGATCACGCCATAGCGGTGGCGCGAGACGGGGAGGTCGGGACGTCTGACCGCGATGTGTTCGTCGGGTGCTTCGACGTAGTCCCAGCGCACGCCCGAAGGCACGCCGCCGCCGTAGGCAGGGCGCAGCCGCGGGCGGTAGCGCCAGGGTGTAGTGAAGTGGCCGCTCATCTCAGGCCACCGTCAGGCCGTCGTTGCCGGCCCCCTCGACGATCTGCCCGATGTAGCGCGGCTCGATGGCGTAGCCGTTTGCGCCCCAGCGCATGGAGCCGGCTTCGAGGTTCTCCTCCAGCCAGTCGATACCGGTCTCGGTGATGCCGGTGGCGATGATGATGCTGCCGTGGAAGGCGAGGTGGATGTCAGGGCGGTCGGCCATGGGGATACTCCTATGCGGGTTGGTTGCTGAGAAGGCTGCGCCAATACGCCAGTGCTGCCACGGACACGTTGACGCGGCCGATCTTCGTCTCACGGCGCCGCTGCATGTGCGTGCGGGGGCGCCCGTCGCCGCTCATGCTGGTCGACACAGCGCGCCATGGCCCCCAGGCCTCGTAGCGGAACAGCGCCGCCGTTTGGCGCGCCTTGTCCGGATCATGCCCGGCATACCGCTCCATCAGCGCGATGTAGCAGGCGACATAGCGGGGGCCGTGGCCTTGGTCGCAGAAGCGCTCCAGCGCGTGGCTCTGGAACGGCGACAGCTCCGACGGAGCGATACTCAGTTGGCGAAGGGCGAAATGCAGCGAAAGGCTGTCGTACGTCAGGCTGTGGGCGATCTCGTGCAGTGCCAGCGCCAGGGTGATGTTCCTTGGCGTGAAGTTCAGCTGGCGCCATGACGCGCATGCGCTGCCGGCACGTTTGGTGAATTTGATGACAGGGTCAGGGGCGTGACCACCAGCCGCGGCCACGTCGGCATAGACGCGGACGATCAGCTCGCGTGTCTCGCGCGGGGTCAGCTTGTTGGTGGTGAGAAAGCCGGGGAACGCGATGCGCTCCCAGGCATAGACTTTCGCTCTCTGTGTGTCGCGGGCCATGTGGGATACTCCTGTGGGTGGTGTGGACTCTGGTGGCGGTCAGAACGGGCACTCATCGCTGAGATCGAGACCGTCGTCCCAGAACTTGAGGGAGCGCCGCTCGTCGCGGTCCTCGCGCAGCTGGTCGGGGTCAGGCTCCTCGTCCTCCGCCTCGGCGATCAGGCCGTCGTTCACGGCATCGGCGATCCAGTCCTCGACGGCGTTCTGGATGGCCTGGGCGAGCTGCATCTTCATGGCCTCGACCACGGGACCGAAGTCATCGAGGAAGTACTCGGCAAGCTCGTAGCTCTTGGGGTCGACCATGGGATACTCCTGTGGGGTTCGGCTTGCGGTTTATGCCCTGATGTGCCATCAGATGTCAACAGAGAAGGAGACCACGATGCCCCGCAAGGAAAGCCCAGACCAGACCTATGGTCCCGGAAGTTCCATATGGGCAACGACAGACAGCCGCGACCTGCTGTTCGAGATCGCCAAATCCGAGGAGCGCTCGGTGAAGACCGTGCTCCGCCGCGCGCTGCTAGACTATGCTGAGCGTTCACCGGACTATCAGAAATGGCTGCAGAGGCAGACAAAACAGGCACGACCGAAGGCAGCAGTGGCCGCGTGATTCGCGTGCGGCCTGCGTCCTCGATCGCCGAGCAGCAGATGGTCGCGCGCAAGCGGGCACGCACCGAGATCCCCACCGTGCAGCGTGACTTCGCCGAGGTGTGGGGCGAGGAGTTGCCGAAGCGCAAACCCAAGGTGGCGTGATGAGCGACGAGTCCGAGCTTGAGCCGGTGACCATCGACCAGAAGAACCGCAGCGGCGTCGTTGTGACCGAGATGTGTCTGCAGTTCGACCAGTGGTCGTGGGGTATTCCCTACGACCTCGACGCCATCAGCGTGAACGCCGCCGACGTGGTGATGCGGCAGATGGTGCATGACGCCGCGCTGGAGATCGACGTGCATGACGGGCATGCCCAGCTCTGGTTCTGGGCGTTCGACTGCGAGTTCGCGCTGCGCTTCCCGCTGCTGGATGCCGTCGACTACTGGGTGGGGAGCCGCACCAATCGCGACGGCAGCTTCGGACCGTCGGAGGAGCGCACTGAGGCTCTCGCCATGCTGGCGGATCTGGAGGAGGCCTGCCGACGGATACGCAAGGCGCTCGATGCCTGACCGCATGGTGTGGCGGCGCGTGGTTGGCATTGACCCCGGAACGGCCGGTGCGTTCGCGATCCTGAACGGGACCGGGGTCGTCCTGGTCGACGATCTGCCCGTGCACATGGTCACCGCCTCCGGCCGCGGCCTCCGCGCCGAGCTGGATCTGCACCAGCTGCGCCGGGTGCTGACCGAGCACCTCCCGTTCGACCACGCCTACGTCGAGCGCGTCGCTGCGCGCCCAGGCCAGGGCGTCACCAGCATGTTCCGCTTCGGCATGGCCTACGGCAGCATCCTGGGCGTCCTGGCGGCCCTGGACGTGCCGCTGACCTTGGTATTACCCACACACTGGCAACGCCACCACGGCTGCGGCCCGGCCCCGGACGCGGCACGTCAGCGCGCCACCCAGCTCTACCCAGCCATGGCCGATCGGCTGGCGCGCAAGAAGGACGGCAATCGCGCCGATGCTCTGCTGCTGGCTGCCTATGGGCTGTCGGTCGGCTCGTTGTCAGGTGGTGGTGGGGGAGGGGGTTCGCTGCTGCCACGCGCCGCAAGCAACAATGCCAACACAGCCGCAAGCAATTCAGCAAAGACCTCGCGGACCTGCGACGTGACATTCTGACACGCGCCCATCTCGTACCGGCCGATCATAATCAGCCAGAAGCAGCCGACACCAGCGAACAGGGTCAGCGCCATCTCGAACATGATGACGCAAGCCAGCAACCAGAAGCACGCACGCAACATCGAAAACGGTGCGCGCGGCATGCACGCCGGCTACCTTAGGCCGCTTCCACCACGTAGTAGCGGTCTCCATCGTTCACCGCGTCGCCCTGGCCATCGCGGTATCTGATCGTGCGGTGATGCACTGGCTGACCTAGCCACTGGTCGCACACCAGGAGCCCGTCGCTGTTCTCGGAGATCAAGATGGCCGCGTGCGATCGGCCGTCAGTGTGGTTGCCGTAGCGACCATTGCTATCGAACGTCGCGATCGCGGTGCCCGGTGCACAGCCTGAGCCACGCACCGGATCGCCGCGTCGCCACTGCGTCGTGATCGGCGCGCCCGTTACCTCACGTACGAGCGGCACACAGTGACCGGTCCCAACGACCTTGCCCATGTGCAGCTCGTGCCGTGTAGATACGAACGCCATAGCGTAACAAATTAGCCGCGGCGCGGCTCAGGCGTCGGCTGGATCGGCTGCGACGGTGCACCAGGAGCACCCGGCAGACCCTGGTCGGGACGATTGCCAGGATCACCCGGCAGCGGATGCGACGGCTTCAGGCTCGGATCGATCACCGTCCAGCGATAGCCGTAGCCGATCACCCAGACGAGGCAGAGCACCTTGCCGTTGATGCCGGGCAGCGGTGGCCAGACGGCCCCCGGAGGCAGTGGCAGCGTGTTGTCGACCCCGGGAGGTGCGCCCGGCAGGCCCTGGCCAGGAGCTGCGCCACCGGGATAGATCGGGTGACTCGGGTAGACCGGCGCCGGGGGCGGCCACACCGTCGGCGGCATTGGCGGCTTCGGCCAGACATGCGGCGGCCGCGGTAGTCCTTGGTCCGGGCGCACCGGATAGGTCGGCGGCAGTCCCTGGTCCGGACGCTCGCCACCACCCGGCAGGCCGTTGTCGATCACGGGCGGCAGCGGGATACCGTAGCCAGGATCGACGGGACGCCCACCATAGGCCGGCAGGTGGCCTGGGCGCTCGATGCCGATCCCGTAGTCCGGATCGACCGGCCCATCGATGCCGGGCAGACCCTGATCAGGATGTCCCTCCTCGATGCCATAGTCCGGATCGACCGGGCGACCGCGACGGTTGACGCGCTGCAAGAAGCCTCTAACAAACGGCATTACCTCACCTCCTTCATTTCGTATGAACAATAGGCACGGCGTGTCGACACGGGTGCCAGACACAACTCTTGGTGGAGGAGTATAGGCTGACACCCCACATCTTGCGAACCGTGTGAACGCAAGAAACTTGCGCGAGAAACCGGCGCAGTTTGGGTTGCGAGGCGCCGGCCCGTGAGCGTATGCCGGGGGTTCGCCTTCGGCCAGAGGGGGCGAATGAAATAGAGAGCCTGACGTAGTTGCGGCGCCGCCCGGCCAGAGGCAGCGCCGCTAAGTCCAACCCGTGTTCGGAGAAAACACTAGATGGTCTATGCGCGCTTATCCGGCTTTGCGCTGCACTGCAAGCGATATTTCCAATACAGACTGTTCACAGGCCTGCGCGTGCGCGCACGGCGTGCGCGGTCATGAGTGCGGCTCCGCCGGTATTTGCCGATCTGTTCTGGGAACATCTCAGTCCCCGCCTCACCCGCCTGTGCGTCGCCCTGGCGCGCTGCGTCGCGGCCGGCGTCGAAACCTTCGACGGCGCCTGGAACATTCTTATGCGCTACGCCATCCGATACGGCGCGCGGCATCTTCCCAGACATCAGCAGCAAGGGCTGGAGGACTGGCTGACCGTCCAGCTGAGCGAAGCGATCTTCGCGGCTGAGGACAGCGGCTGGAGCGAGTGGATCGAGCGCAACCGCATCGGCCCGGGTGCGCGGGTATGAGCGCGTCAGGCTGGGTGCCTGAGAGGGCGAAGTTCGATCAGCCCGGCAGGAAGCGTGGCAAGACGGCGAAACCGAAGCTCAATGGCCACGCCAGGGAGCACGATGTGGAGGCTGATGTAGCGCCCCTCGTCGGGGAGGAACTCGATCCGAACTACGAGGCGCTGCTGAGGTCAGTTGGCAACCACAAGCTTCTCTGGGTGCCATGGAAATGGGAGCGGGGCAGCGACTGGGTCGACCAACAGGTTCCTGATCGGCTGTGGATCATGCCGGATTGGATACCACGCCGGCAGGTCACCGGCATCTACGGCATCGGCGGCGTGAACAAGACCGACCTCGTCATACAGCTCTGCATGGCCTACTCGCGCGGCCTGCCGTTCGCTGGCTACCCGCTCGATTGCGGGCCAGCCATCGGCATGTTCTGCGAAGACGAACGGGATGAGGTTGTCCGCCGGGGGAACCGGATCGCCGAGCACTACGGCTACTGGGGTATCGGCGACTTCCCAGAGTTTCACTACATCTCCCTGGTAGGGTTTGATCTTCCTGAATTTATGACGTTCGACAACGGGCGCGGACATGCCCAACTGGCACTGCGTCTGCTCGATAAGAAGATTGCAGATACAGGGGCTAAGCTGGTGGTCCTCGACACGGCGCCGCACTTCTTCGGCGGCAACGAGGTGGCGCGCCGCGAGGTGGCGGCATTTATCCGCAAGCTAGACAGCATCAGCATCACGCGCGATTGCGCGATTGTCTTCACCGCGCACCCCAGCGCGAAGGGGCGATCGTCAGGCCGCATGGACAGCGGCAGCACGCATTGGGAAGGCGGCGTACGCGCCAGGATCGCGCTGACCCGGCCAGAAGCAGAGGACGCCGAAGATAATAAGCCGCCGGCCGACAACAACGACCGGGTGCTGACCCTCTGGAAATCCAACTACAGCGCGCCCGGCAAGGCGATCGATCTTGTTTGGGACAAGGGCATCTTCACCACGGCGGCGCTCGATCCGGAGAAGGCCAGAGCGCGTGGGCCAGGGCGCAACGCCGCCTGCGATGACAAGTTCCTTGAGTTGCTGCGGGCGGTGGATGCGCAGGGCGGCTACGTCAACGACAGCCCCAACCAACCTGCTCGATATGCACCTGCGGTATTCGCCGCCAGGGCGGACGGCAAGACGTTCAGCAGGCCGGAATACAAGCGCTCCATGGATCGGCTACTCGGCCATAGCAGACTGCGCTACGAGCGCACAAATCGTTACACAAAGCTGGTGGAAATCCCCGCAACCCAGAGTGATCAAAGTTCAACCTAGACGCGACACACAGATAGCGACGCAGATAGACACCGTGCCTCGGTTAAGTCACTGAAATAGCTGTGTAACGATTGTACGCAGCACCGTGCCTAGTCATATACATGACTATGGCAGGGGCGCTGGGGCTAGCGCGCCCCTGCTTATCGAGGAAGCCTGAGCCTTGGCGCACGCCGTCCGCTTGTATATACAGTCGGTATCAGTGCAGCAGCGTGTCCAGCCGGTGGATCTCATCCGTGGTGGCGGCCTTCCTGGCGCGACCTGCCTTGCGTGCCCTCAGCGCATCAGCCAGCCGGGTGAGCCGCTCCAGCGCCGCCGGCAGGTGCTTCTCCGTGGTGGTGAGAATCCGGCGGGCGATCACGGCGTAGTCGACCCCCTTGTCGGCCGGTTCATGGCTGAGCATGCGGCCGATGGCATCGAGGAAGGCGTCGGCGTTGGGCACGTCGTCGCGCGCGAGACTGGTCACGGCAGCGCCGAGTGCCATGACCTTGATGTGGTCCTGGGCCAGTTCCTTGGCACTCTTCGACACCAATGGCGTGCGTCCGTTCTCTTCGAAGAAAGCGCGGTAGTCGGCGATCGACGATCCCTCCGGTGGGTAGCCGCTCTCCTCGCGGGTGGGGAACTTCGGGCCGCCCGTGTACGGCGGATCGGGGATATGGCGCACCGGCTTCTTGGGGTTCTGCTGCTTGGTGGGCTTGTCCTGCTGCTGTCTGACCGCCTTTGGCAGATTGCTGTCATAGCAGTTTTGGATGACGTCAGACCCCACACGCTTCAGGTCTTCCAGAGTCCAGGTCGCCTGGATGGCGCGATCGTTCTTGCGGACCGCTTCCCAGGCGAAGTTGATGTTGACCAAGCCGTCCTCGACCCATTGGATGATCTGCGGTTCGGCATTACTGCGTAGAAAGCGAGCATAGTTGATGTATGTGCGCGGAACGTCGCTGAGTTTTTCCAATTCTTTTGTTGATCTAGTCCTCGTCTCATTTAAACGAATGTGCAATTCCTGGACATTCGTTTTTGTCTTAACAGAATTCTTATTATGGACCTGTGCGCCACGAGACAATTTGCCGAACTTGGCCACTACCATCGCCATCTGTGACCGATCCAGGTGCCGGCGGTGTTTGTTCTCGGACAACACGAAGGCGTCGGCATCGTTGCCGCTGTAGGTGACGGTACGTGGTTTGACACCAGCGATCGCACAAGCATCCCAACGCTCGCGCCCAGACAGCAGCAGTCCGTCGGTGGTGAGGACGATGGCGTGATTCAGGCCGTTGGCCTTGATGTCGGCGGCGAGGGCTTTGAGGTCTTGGTCTGGCAGTGGCGGCCATGCCGCGCAGGCTGGGTGTAGTTTGGGGCGCATGGGGTGGTTGCTCCGGTGAAAAAGGATAGGTTACCAATCTTGGTAACCTATCCCGCAGAGGGGGTGGGAAAGGATTGCCAAAGATTGGCAACCCTGAAGGAAGATGGGGGCAGGAGCGATCCTGCCCCCAGGCTAGTCACTCCGCCGCCAACGGTACGGCGACGATAGGTTCGATGCGCGGATACTCGGCATCGTCGGCCAGCGACAAGGTGGAGATCTTGCCGCGCTTGATCGGCAACCGCGCGCCCATGACGTGCATGTTGAACGCGTGGATGATCAATGCCAACCGGTGTGGCGGCTGCAGCTCCGGCTTGATCGCCTCGGCATCCAGCGTCAGCCGGTTCCGCAGACCGACGACAGGATCGTCGTCGGTCATTCCGGTGCCGGTGCCGAGCAACGTCAGGAACTCGCCCAGCACGACTTCGTCATGGTGCTCCAGCACCTTCCAGGCGAACATCGCCAGCACGCCCTTGTTGCGTGCTATCGACGCTGCCCGTGCGTAGGTGCCGAGCATCATGTGGGCCGCAACGCCAAGCAGCGGATTAGCCTGGGCAAACTGGAGACACTCCGGCTTGCTCATACCGCGGAACTTGGGCTGCTTCCCCACTATCTCCAGCGCATGGTTCTCATAGCGCCACGCCAACTTGGCGGCGTTCGCGATGATGCTCGATGCGCCGTTCATGCCACTTGTCTTCAATGCGTCGGCAGCGCTCCGGGTGCGCCCGTCGTCGATGTAGACGAACGAGAACTGGTCGACCGGCGCGTCGGTGACGATGTACGACTTGAACGTCACCTTGCCGAAGTAGCCTGCAGCACAGCGATGGCCGAGATCCTGGCCAACGCCGTCGGTGTTGAAAATCAGCGGCTGGCCGGTAGCGTGCCACTCGCCGATCTTCATCGCGTGGTAGTACTTCCGCACGTCCGCAAACTCGGTCGGGCGGTTGACAGGTGTGCGGAACAGGAAGTCTTCCGCCATCCTGGGCGTCACGTCGTACCACCCGTTGGGAAGGGTGAGCGGCCCTGGCGGCGGACGCTTCTTGGCCTCAGCGGCGAGCGCCTCCATGGCCTCCTTGAACGCCGCCTTGCTGGCGGTGCCAAGGTCGAGTTCGACAGCTGGAGCCCAGCCGTCGCCGGTAACATACGCTGACACGATCGTAGCCTTTCAGTGCCGCAGTTGATGGCGCGATGGCCAGTGGGCACGCAGGCAAGGTGAGCTTGCCTTGATCGCTAGTCAAGCCCAGCTTACATTGCTGAGATGGACAAAGCGCTCCAGGAAGCGATCAGACGGGCCGGCACTGCCACTGAGCTGGCGCGTAGGCTGGGGATCGCCAAGCAGGCGATCTACCAGTGGGACCGCGCACCGATCATGCGCGTGCTGGCGATCGAGCGCCTGACCGGCGTGTCCCGTCACCAGCTGCGGCCAGATATCTACGGCCCCGCGACCAAGCAGGACGCCTGATGCCGCCAGCGCGACGCCCCAGGAGCCGCCAGACGGCGTCGAGGCCCCGGCCGCTACCCGACGTCCCCGATCCCCGCCAACCCCGCTCCTGCACCTTCTGTGGCTCGCCACGGGCATGGTTCGGCTACGGACCGCCGCTGACCCCGAAGATGACCTGGGTCTGCCGGGAGCACCGCGCCGAGGTCGATCCGGAGAGCGTGCTGCCGGAGTGGCTGCGATGAGCGACAGGGACGACATCCCGCTGGGCGAGCAGCTGGAGCAGCTCTGGGCAGACATGCTCACCGCCGAGGCGACGGCCCGCAGTCAGGTCCACATCGACGCCGGCAACCGGCGACGCGGGCTGAGCGACGGCCAGGAGCTGGTGGGCATCATGGGGGAGGCTCAGTTCGCCAAGGATTTCCGCCAGCCGCTCGATCTCTCTCTGAAGGTTGGCGGCGACGCCGGCTACGACTTCGTCCTCCCGCTGCGCTACACGGTCGACGTCAAATGCTTCCGCAAGGCGCAGAACCTGATCCATGAGCAGGGCAGAGTGAAGGCCGACATCTACGTCCTGGCCGGCTTCATCGATGAACCGATGCGGGCTCACCTGATCGGGTGGGAGTGGGGGCGTAATCTGGCGAAGGCGCCGGTCCGGGACTTCGGCCACGGGGTGATCAGCCACTACATCCCGGTCGGCGCCCTGCGTCCGATCGAGCAGCTGCTCGGGCGCACCATGCACCTCCGGTGATAGACATGCCGGCTTTTCGCCTGGTTTTTGCGTGTTTTGGGTGTTTCACGCCGGGTTTTTGCGTGTTTTGCCATCGTTTTGCGTGCTAGCGCCGGCCTTTTCACCGGTTCAGTCCTTCCGCGGGTCTTCCCGGTCGCGTCTGCGGGTCACTTTGCCCGCCAGGATGCCGTCGGAGATCGCCCGGTTGATGGTGCCCTGTGGCCGGTCGAACCGTTCGGCGATCGCCCGGTAGGGCGTGCCCTCTTCAGCCATCCGGAAGATCTCGGCGCGCTCCTCGTCGGAGATCGGGCGTGATTTGCGGCGCTGCTGGGCCATCCCCTGTGGCTCCCGACTCGTGGTGATTGCCAGGATAGCGCCGAACGCGAACTACGGTCGGCCGGGTCGCGCGCGCACCTCTGGTGTCGGCGCCATGCGATTGACCTCCTCGATCGACAACGGCTTGCGCCACTGCATCGTCACGATCGCACCTTCGCCGACCGCCTCGATCAGCGGCTCGTCAGTGCCGCACATCGCGAAAATGCGATCCCGGACTGCCTCGATCCTGCGTCGTGTGGTCGGGCTCCAACGGAGCACCGGCACCGGCCCGGCCCGCTCTTGCTGGCACAATGACAGCTGCCAGAGCGGGCGCCCGCCAGCGTAGACCTGTCACGTCATCCCGATGTTGCAGGTGAGGCCAGCCGAGACATCCGGACCGGCGCGCCAGAAGTGACCAGGGACGATCTGCGTGTCGGGGTCGAACACCGGATGCGCCAGGGCAAACTCGATCTGCGATCTCATACTTGCTTCTTCTCCCTCCGAAACTCGTGCTGTCGCACCGCGTGGCAGATCAGGCAGCGCAGCCACGTCCTGCCGGTCTTGCTGTGCCGGACCAACCTGCTGTTGCCGTGGTGCAGCAGGTGGCCGGCGCGGCAGCGCCTTACGCCTGCCGCCTCTCGCCCGGTGCCCCGAACGTCTCCTCCTGCTCCTTCATCTTCCACCAGACCCATCCGGGTTTGTAACCATGTGACCGGGCATATGCCTGCAGCTCCTCCTCGGTGCGCCGCGCGCGCAGTAGCTGGCGGTACGACATCCGGGTGATGTAGGCGAACTGGTCTACCACCAGCTCCTTCATCGGTGCGCCGTCCATCTCCAGGATCTTGCGCGGCTGCGGCCGGAGCGCACCGCACTGCGAGCAGCTGCGCCGATCGGCGTGGTTGCGCTGGCCGCACTGGTTGCACAGCCAGGGCTTCAGCGCGCCGCAGTTGGAGCAGCTCGGCCGCTGCGCCGGGTTGAGCACGCCGCACGCGATGCAGTCCCACGGCGCCGGCTTCACGACCTTGCCTGGCTTTTTGTCGACCCCGTCCAGGCTCCAGTCCCGCGGCTCGGTCGGCAAGCCGTGCTCGCAGCAGTTCCTGGCATGGTCGAGCACCGTGAGGTGGCCACCGTTGGCCTTCGGCCGCATGCCCCTGCCGATCTGCTGCAGGCACATGGTCAGGCTCTTGGTCGGGCGCAGCAGGATCACGCAGCCGACGCTCGGCACATCCAGGCCCTCGGAGATGATCTCGCAGGAGGTGAGAACCTGCGTGCGACCGTCTGAGAGGCCCTGGATGGCAGCGTCACGCTCGTCCTTGGGCATGCCGCCGTGGACAGCCTGCGCCCGGTAGCCGGCGTCCTGGAAGGCCCTGGCGACGTCGGTCGCGTGCTTCACCGTGACGCAGAACACCATCGCGGTGGTGCCCTCGGGCAGCTTCTTGAACTCCTCCACCGCGTCGCCGGTCACGTTCTGCGCGCGCCCCTCCAGCTGGCCCTCGTCGTAGTCGCCCGCGATAGTCTTCAGGCCAGTGGTGTCGATGGTCGCGCTCGGGATGAACACCTTGGTCGGCGCCAGGAAGCCACCGTCCACCAGCTCCTGCATGCTCGGGCCGGACACGATCGCATCGAAGTGCCCGCCGCAGTGCTTGCCCAAGCCCTTGCCGTCGAGCCGGGCCGGCGTCGCCGTTACCCCGAGCAGCCGGGCGTCGGGCTGCGCTGCCAGAAGCTTGGTCCAAGTGGTCGCGACTGCGTGATGCGCCTCGTCGATCACGATCAGGCCGAACGTGGGGAGCAGATCCAGGCGCCTCGCCACGGTCTGGATCGAGGCGACGATCACCTGGGCGTCGTGGTCGCGGTCCTGGCCGGCGGCGACGATGCCGTGCGTCACACCCAGGTCGGTGAGCTTCGCGGAGGCCTGCCGGATCAGCTCACGGCGATGCGCCAGGACCAGCGTGCGCGTGCCCTTGGCCACCGCGCCCTTGATCACATGGGCGAAGACCACTGTCTTCCCGCCGCCGGTCGAGAGCTGGTAGAGCGGCGCGCGGGCGCCACCACGGAACGCGTCGCGCAGCCGCTCGATGTCGGCGGTCTGGTAGTCGCGGAGGGTGAGGGGCTCGGTCATCGCTCAGCCCTCCCGCTTCGGGGAGAGCCGGCGAATGGTGGACTGTGCGACCAGCACCGCCGTGTTGTGGTCGGACGACACGCCGTTGGCGAGGATCTCGCCGGTATCGAGGCTGAACACTTCCCAGCGGACAGCTGAGGTGTTCCAGAAGGGGCTGAGGGAGAAATCGAGGCTGGTCATGTGGGATACTCCTGAGGGCGTTCTTGGGCTCCTCAGACTTATGAGTCATCAGGAACCATCTGTCAAGTGTCGGCGCGGCACAATGGTCGCCTTCCAGCCTAATCTTGCGAATGTCTGGCGTAGTTTATCGCGCGGCTGGTCGATCAGGTGCGCCAGGATCGGCGCGGTGAAGACGACGCGATCGGTGGCAGGATCGAGCAGCATGCCAGCCACGAACGGCCGAGGCTCGGGAGCCACCACGCGCACCAGCAGGCAGTGGCCGTAAAACTCGCCCGGGGTCATGCGTCCGGACGTGGGTCGAGCAAGATGGTCCTGACCACGTCTACGAGATTGCCCGGCAGGCAGGCGGTGTCACAGGCGACAAAGCCGGCGCCAGGGCGCAGCCACACCGCGGCGCGGGTGATCTCCGCCGTGTGCGGATTGGCACCGAGGATGAGCTTGATCGGCGCGTCATCCTCGCCCACGGCATCGACCAGGATCACCGTCTCGTTCAGGGCATTGCGCTCGGCCAGCTCGGCAAGGCGCGTGATGCGCAGCGGGGGCACATCGGGCATGCCATCGACCGGGATCTCCGGGCCTAGGTTGGCGTAGCGGCCGATCGGGATCGT